GTCACCTTCCAGAAAGAAGGCATCCACTGCTATCCAGCAGCCGCAACAGATCCAGCCCTGGCCACAGGCGACGAGTACGATGTTAGCTTTCTTGGTACCCCTCATCGTCACATCTTCCACTTTCGGGTATGGATTGATGTTGTACACAATGATAGAGACATCGAATTCATCCAGTTCAAACGCTGGCTCGAAAATCTCTACCGACAAGGAACCATCCAACTGGACTACAAGTCATGTGAAATGATGGCAGACGATTTGTATTTGCAAATCGCTGGTAGATATCCCGGACGTTCAGTCTGGATTGAGGTCTCCGAAGATGGTGAAAACGGAGCTCTTATCAAGTATGAAACTCACCGCCCCAATATCAACATTGCTATCTAATAGGAAACAAAATGGCAAAAATTACTTTCAAATCTAACCCCCGCGTGGCCGAGATCCAAGACGACTTGGAAAAGTTGTTGGAGTTCTGTCAGGACTATGGCTATCGCTACAACGAAGGCGATTTGTACAACTTCAAGAGTTATGCCTGGCAACAGTATAACAAATATTCACAAGGCAAAAACGCCAAGAACATGTGGGACGAAGACACTCGTCGCTTTGCTGGCTACACAGGCTTTCGGGGCTAAAACATGGGTGCCGCAACAGAACCGAATCAAGCGGACTTTGACTTGAATCGCTTTATCAACTTGTTTGATGAAGCAATGACTAGCAAAGATCCGCGGGTAGTAGAAACACTACGCAATCTCTTGATGATTGTGACACTGACACGACCAGAGACTTACGAGGAGCATACTCGTGGAGCTGGACCGTTGAGAACATTATACGAGGACATGTACGACCTAAATAAAGCTGTGAGTCGCATGCAGGTCGAAATTCAACATCTCAGTAACAAATTTGCTCGTGCTGAACAACCATATCGATGGGAAGCCGAAGACAAGTATACCATGGCGGCTGCGTCACAAATGGCACAAAGCATTGACCAAGATCTTATGCGTGAGCTTTCAAAGCAAACTGCTATGCAAGTCAACGGCGGTGTTTGGCCTAAAGGAACACTAAAATGAGAAAACTATTTTACATGGGCTTGGAAAGCTACGAAGCCCGCTACACACTACAGCTCACAGAGTGGAATCGGCGTGTGTTTGAACGTCGTGGCTTAGACGTTGTGTATGTGCCCGGAACCACAATTGACAACACACAAGCCATTTCAGTAGGGCAGGTCCTGGATGCACATGGTCGCAGTTACTTTGCCATGAGCCAAATGATGAACTTGGTGCAGATGATGAAGAACGGTGACGTAACTGGTGATGACGTTATCTATTTTGAAGACATGTTCCAACCGGGCTTTGAAAGTCTTGGCTACATCATGAATCAGATTCCCAAGGAACAATGTCCTCGCATCTTTGTGCGGTGCCTAGCACAGGCCATTGACCCCGATGACTTTGTGCATGTATGGGGCATGGCTAAATGGATGAACTTGTATGAACAAATGGTCAATGAGATGGTGGCTTTCTCGGGGGGTGCAGTATTGGCAACCAATGAGGAAATGGTCGCCCACATGCGTATTGCTGGATGGACTGCTCCGATCTACAACATTTCCGGCTTGGCATTTGGAAAAGAAGAAGTCTTGGAAAGAATTGGTGGCAAAGCAAACATCCGGCCCTTTGATTCGCGTCCCCGGAGGGTGGGTTTCGCAGCTCGCTTTGACCAAGAGAAGCAACCTGGCTTTTTCATGGACCTTATTGAAATGTATAGTGAGCTTACCAGCGAGCCATGTGAGTTTGCAATATACAGTGGCGGACCTTTGCGATCCAACAATCCAGAGTATGTTGAACGTGCCCGCCGTATGGAGGCAGAAGGCAAACTCCGGATCTATGACAACATAAGCAAGAATGAATACTATGCTCACCTTAACAACACTCGTGTGCTTTTTAATTGTGCGTTACAAGACTGGGTGTCTAACACTGTCTCGGAAGCAGATACTGTGGGTTGTAACGTTCTCTATCCTGCTTACCGCAGTTTTCCTGAAACTTTTGCAAACGACTCAAACAGGCTCTATGTTCCTTGGTCAATAGATGATGCTTATCACAAAATGCAAAACCTACTTCGTGAACCGCATCACAACATGGGTCTTATCAGCGACTGGAATAATGGTACTGTTGATCGGATCGTTGATATTCTTGAAGGTAAGGGTGAGCAATGGAATCGTGCGGGCAATCGCTATCGTGACCACGCTAGTCACGAAAAATATCAAGTTGTAAAGATTGAAGAATGAAGTTAGCCACTGCGGATATTAAATGGTTCCATGTAGAAGCAAGTTCAAAATGCAATGCGTGGTGTCCAGCATGTCCAAGGAACAATAACGGATTTGGATTAGTTGATGGTCTTGTGGAGCAAGATTTGACCCCCACTCTGTTCGAAGAAGCATTGACAAATTTTCCTGCGTTAGAATGTATTCAATTGTGCGGTAATTATGGCGACCCGATTGCTTCTTCTTACATTAACGACCTTGTTTCTATTGCAAAAAAGTATGTTAAAAAAATACAGATTCATACGAATGGAAGTATTAGAAACACTGAATGGTGGCATGGTTTTGCCAAACTTTTAGCGGACGTAGAGCACGATGTTTGGTTTGGCATTGACGGGCTTGCTGGTGTTCATGAAGTTTATCGGCAAGGAACAGACTTCGACAAAATAATGCAGAATGCAACCTCGTTTATCAATGCTGGAGGCCATGCAACGTGGCAGTTTATACCTTATAAGCATAACGAACATCAGGTCAGGGACTGTTTTAAACTTAGCCAACAAATGAACTTTAAGAAGTTCAAAATGGCAAAACTTTATAGAAAACAAACAGTTGCAAGACATTATAAAACTGGAAGTGAGTTTGAGTTACTGCCATCTGACTCTTTAAAATCATTGACTAACATTGATCGTCTAAACACAACAGTTGAATTTAATAATTGTATGCATTTATCAATTCCGAGTGTGTATATGTCAGCCGATGGTACATTGAGCAAGTGTTGTTACTTGAATAAACAAGATAAATTTACAGATGCAAATATGCTATTAGATAGTGTGATGGATCTTAATGATCATCTTTGTATTAAAAATTGTGGATAATATATGAAAAAAACAATTATTGTGACCGGCTCGGCCGGATATATTGGTGGACAGACCATGCTCACATTGAAAGATGCCGGGTATGAAGTGTATGGCATTGACCGTAGAGAGCCTCCTGCACATCTACGTGGTGTGCCTAATGGATTCTTGTATCAGGACTTTGCAAGTGATGTAGCACTGAGTTGGATCATTTCCAAACAGCCCAATGCTATCATTCATTGTGCTGGCACCAGCCTTGTGGGTCCTAGTGTGAAAAACCCTAGCGAATACTACAACAACAACGTGGCCAAGACACTAAAGTTGTTGGACATTGTCAAGAACAGCATGCCACGTTGTAGATTTATTTTTAGCTCAAGTGCAGCCACATATGGAGAGCCACTGATGGGTGCTTGCCACGAAGTTGATCCTTGTATGCCCATTTCCCCGTATGGCGAAAGCAAGTTAATGATTGATATGGCATTGGAATCTTATCATAAAGCATACGGCCTTGATTATGTTAGTTTCCGTTACTTCAATGCCTGCGGTGCTGATCCCCAAGGACGCCACGGCCAAGAGCCCGGTGCCACACACATCATTGCTAGAGTACTGGAAAGCATTAGAGATACCAAAGATTTTGTGCTCAACGGTATTGACTATCCTACTCCTGATGGAACCTGTGTACGTGACTATGTGCATGTGGAAGACATTGCTAGAGCACATATCATTGCCCTGGACCCCAAAGTCACAGCAGGAGTATACAATCTTGGATCCAACACAGGAACCAGCAACAGAGAAATTATTGATGCAGCACAACAGGTCACCGGCAGTGCTACGGTGATTCAGCTAGGCAAACCACGGGCAGGTGATCCGCCAGAGCTCCGAGCAAGTGCTGCTAAGTTTGGAATGGTTGCAGGTGAGTGGAAACACCATGATCTAGATAATATGATTCGTCATGCTTGGGCTTGGTATAATGTTTGACAAGATTTTAAAGTTTGAAGAAGAACTAGCAGAGTTTACAGGAGCACCGTATGCTGTCATGACTGATTGCTGTACGCATGCTATTGAAATGTGTTTGCGATATGACAATGTCAAAGAAGTCGTCATTACTCCTTACACCTATCTAAGTATTCCCATGACCATGCACAAGTTGGGCATCAAGTATTCTTACAACAACGAAGAATGGACTGGGGAATATCCCTTCGGCCTAACACGCATTTGGGATAGCGCTCGCAGACTGGAAAAAAACATGTATCGTCCTGGCACCATGCAGTGTTTGAGTTTTGGCCACAACAAGCCCTTACATATCGGGCATGGCGGTGCTATTTTGTTAGATGACAAAAAAGCCTATCAAACCTTATTGAGTCAACGCTATGATGGTAGAGACTTGACAATATTGCCTTGGCAAGATCAAAAGACTTTTCATGTGGGCTACCACTACAAGCCCAGTATCGAAGATGCAGTTCACGGTGTGGCATTGCTACAAGGCATTAAGGAACACAATCCCAAACCTGTATATGTGCCATATCCTGATCTAAGAAATATCAAAATCGTTGACAACTCGGTCTAAATACTTTACAATTACACAAAGGTCATCCACGACCTAAACTCGGAGAATAAAAATTGGAAAAACACTTATCACAAGTCCTTCGCGAACAAATGGAGGCAGAAGGCAAAAGATTCTGGGCAGGTGACAACATCAGTGAGTACGTTGATGAAGAAACCAAACTTGGTTTAATCAACGAAGCCACACAAGCATTTGAACAAGTGCTTGATGTATTATTAATCGACAGGGAAAATGATCCAAACTCAAAAGGTACCGCGAGACGTCTTGCCAAAATGTACTTCAATGAAATTATGGCTGGCAGGTATGAGGAGAGCCCTAATGCTACGGCTTTCCCGAACGATACGAGCGGAGCATACAACGGTATGTTGGTGGTGCGTTCAGAGCTTAAGAGCATGTGTAGCCACCATCACCAGCCTGTTACGGGTACTGCTTATATTGGAATCATTGCTGGACCCAAACTCATTGGTTTATCGAAGTACACCCGTATCGCCCAGTGGTGTGCGCGACGCGGCACTCTCCAAGAAGAATTATGTATGGATATTGCTCGCGAAATTAAATTTGCGACCGGGTCATTGGATGTCGCGGTTTATATCCAAGCTACCCACGGGTGCTGTGAGAATCGCGGTATCATGGCACATTCTAGTCTCACGCAGACCACTGTACTTGAAGGTGCTTTTAAAGCAGACCAAAGCGTGAAGAAAGAGTTCTTCGACAACATCAAACTACAACAGGACTTTGCACCACGATGATTATTATTACCAATCGCACCGGCGACATTCAGATGCCAGTAGAAGAAGGATTGTTGGAATGGTTGCAGGCAAACTATCCACACTCTCAATATCATTTGGCGGAGATTTAAATGGCTAAAAAATCACCAAAGGTATCCGAGGCAGAATTGGCAACAGCCCTTGAAGAGTTGAAACAGGAATTTGAAGCATTAACTACAGAGGAAAATCAAATGGCAAAAGCAAAAGCAAAGACATCAGGATCAGTAAACAAACTCGGCGACAAGTTGATTAAGGTCAACGAAAGCTTCACTATTAACATGTATGACAATGGCTACATGATTGAAGTGGGTGGCAGGGACGACGAAGACAATTGGAAGACTGCCAAGATCTTGGTCAGTACTGTGGAAGAGCTGTTGGTGTTGGTTCGCGAAGCAACCGAGATCGAAAGGGCAGACTAATGGCCACCTGGGTGTTAACTACTGCAACCAAAAAGAACGCTGTTGAACGACAGTTTTGGATCAAAGATGGTCGAACCATCATTCGCGAGGAAGGTTATCGTTGGGGCAAATTCTATTGTGAAAGCGATGAGCGCCCTGAGGTAGATCTTACCAATCCCGATGGCTACGAACTTGGAGGTACTGGTTACGACTGGGAACTTGACAATCTTGATGATGGTTGTTGGGCAGACTGGACCTATCCAGATGACATGTCCGAAGAAGAGCAGGAAGAATTTGAAGCTGCCTGGGACGAAGATCACTTTGATGGATTAGAAGCTCTGGGCTGGAGCAACTACGACACTGAGTACTGGTTCTACGGCGAGTTGGAACTGGAACAAGAATGACTGATCTAGAACTTGCACATCAACAAAATATTGCACCCTGGGACGACCGTGTGGAAGAACTTTCGGACTTTCATGTGGCTGTGTTCCGTGATCGCTTTCCAGTGACTTTGGGACATTTGTTGTTTGTGCCACAGTACAATACTGATGATGTAATCATAGAATGTTTTGAATCGGCCATGCGGCATGGTCGTAGAATGGTAGCCAATGGTGAATGTGCGGCATTTAACATTGGCATCAACATGGGTCGAGAAGCAGGGCAAACTGTGATGTACCCACATGTGCATTTGATACCACGCCGTGTGGGAGACTGTGCTGATCCCATTGGTGGTGTACGCGGCGTCATTGCTGGGCAGGCCAACTACAAAGCAGCTGGCTATCAAGGAATTGCATAAGTATTCTTCTATGCGGTCTTTTTGGCATCACTCCCGCTATACAAACTCTGCTGCCTATGCTATAATAACATAGGAGAACAATATGGCAACAAATCAAACAGTACAATACAAGTACACCAGCACCAAAGAGTATCACGATGCTTTTCCCTGCGCATACCGTCAATGGCGTGCTGACAGCCACTGCAATCTAATTCACGGATACAGTTTCTCAATGAAGTTCTATTTTGGTACAGACAATTTAGATGTGCGTAATTGGGCTGCTGATTACGGCGGATTGAAAGAACTAAAGCGAACATTAGAAGATCAATTTGATCATACTTTGCTAGTGGCACAGGATGACCCAGAGTTAGAAACATACAAACTCTTGCAACAAAAGAAGCTGGCCAAACTCACAATCCTTCCTAGACTGGGATGTGAAGGCCTAGCAGACATGCTGTACAAGTATGTGAACGGTGTTTACATTCCGGACATGTGGGGTCCAGGTGAAGCAGAGCGTCTCTGGTGTTATCGTGTGGAAGTGCGCGAAACACAGAGCAATATGGCCTTTAGAGAAGGTCATCGCGAGTGGATGGAGGATCTATTTGCGTAAAGCACAAGTTATCTCTAGGGCACGAAACAGATTAAATAACGCATGAACAAAAAAACAATAAGTTTTGTACAGCCCAACTTTCAACAAGGGCCCAAGGAATTCAATGCCTATTACCTGCCATACTCTGCAGGTGTGATACTGAGCTATGCCTTTGGGTTTGAGCACATTAAAAACACCTGGGAAATTGATCAGTTAGTTTGGCGCAGAGAGCCTATAGAGGAAACTGCTGTCCGACTGCAACACAACGACATTGTGGCATTCAGTGCGTATGTGTGGAATCACCGGTACAACTACAAACTGGCACGTCGAATCAAAGAACTCAATCCACGAGTAAAAATTATATTTGGTGGCCCAGAACCTGCTATCACAGATCCCGAGTTGTTTGTGAAAGAGCCGTTCATGGATCTTGTGAGCAAGATGGAAGGTGAGATTACCTTCAAACGCATCCTAGAAGACTTTGACACAGACTTCACGCACATTCCCGGCTTGTTGATCAATACTCCAACAGGTCTAGTGGACACTGGAGATTGTGCAAGAATTGACGACTTGGATCAAATCCCCAGTCCGTACCTTGCTGGTATCTTTGATCGAATCATAGCTGAAAATCCCGATGTGATTTGGAACGCCACACTAGAAACCAATCGCGGTTGTCCTTACCAGTGTACTTTCTGTGATTGGGGCAGTCTCACTTACAACAAAGTCAAGAAGTTCGAACTCACTAGAGTGTTCCATGAGTTGGATTGGATTGGTCGTCATTGCGGATTTGTCACAATCACAGATGCCAACTTTGGCATGTTCATTGAACGTGATAACATGATTGTGGACAAGCTGATTGAAGTACAAAAGAAGTGGGCAAAACTGTCGTCATTCTCCATGACATGGGCCAAAAATCAAAAGAACGAAGTAGTGGGCATAGTTAAAAAACTCATTGACGAAAGCCCTAACTTTGGTCAAGGTCTCACTGTGAGTGTGCAGAGTATGGATCATGATGTGCTGGAAAACATCAAGCGCAGAAACTTAGACCAACACAAGATTGACGAAATCTTTGCCTTGTGTGATCGTAACAACATTCCTGTGTATACCGAAGTGATCTTGGGCCTACCTGGTGAAACTGTGGACACATGGAAAAATGCCTTTTGGCAGATCTTCCGTGCAGGCAATCATACTGGCGTGAACATTCTTCAAGCACAGTTGTTGGAAAATGCCGAAATGAATCTCTTGCAAAAGAAAATGTGGAAGCTGGATTCGGTGCCAGTGTATGACTACATGAGTGGCAGTCATGGCGACGTGGACCTGAGCGAGTGCGTGGACGTTGTGGTAGGTACCAAAGACATTCCTAGAGAAATGATGTTGGATACCCTGGTATGGAATAGCTTTATACAAACATTCCATATCAACGGTTTGACCACTTACATTGCTAGATACTTGGCCAAGGCACATGGCATTGACTACAATGAATTCTACGACGACCTGTACAAGTACATCCAAAGCGACACATGGTTCCAACAACAGTTTGAAGAAACACGCAGTTACTTTAAAAACTGGACCACAGATGGTCGTATCAATCACCCACGAATTGGCAACATCGAAGTGTTTGGTTGGAACCTTGTGCATCGAACCACTTTGTACATGCAACAGCAACAAAAGATCAATCATGTGTTCAACATCATTGACAATTTTGTAAGAACCACGTATACTATTGACAGCAACATACTAAATCAGTTGTTGCAATTTCAAAGAAACTATGTGATTGATTACAAAGACTTACCAACGCTGCCAATTCAACAGCAGTTTGATTATGACTTCCTTGGATACTTGTTGGATGATGCCAACATCAACACACCATGTGTGTATAAATTTGACAGCGTAGAAGATAAAACCATGAGCATGGATCGGTTCTTAGAGAACATGTACTTTGCTCGCAAGCGGAATTTTGGAAAAACAATAATAACAAAAACTAATTCAGCCACCTTACCTGAAATAGAATATGACCACAGAGAACTTACTACCCCTTGACAATCCCATCGACATCAGTATTTTATTGCCCACTCGTGGCAGACCAAAACCACTAGAACAATGCTTGCGCACTCTGCTTGACCAGGCCAAAGACCCCAGTCGAATAGAAGTGATGTTGGCGTTTGACAATGATGATACTGAAAACATTGCATACTTCGTAGAAGTCATACAACCTTATCTAGACAACCTTGGTGTGGAATACAGCGCCATACAGTTTGACCGACTAGGATACATGCGACTGAACGAGTATCTCAATGAGTTGGCCAAGCACAGCCAAGGCTCCTGGTTGTTCTTTTGGAATGACGATGCTGTGATGAAAACACAGGATTGGGATCAAGTGATTCGAGATAATGCTCAAGAGTTTTATCTATTACGTGCCGAAACCAATCACGAACATCCCTATGCTATCTTTCCCATCCTGCCAAAGAAGTGGGTGGAAATTACCGGACATCTAAGCCCGCATCAAATCAACGATGCATGGACCAGTCAAGTGGCCTGGATGTTGGACATTGTAAAAACAATTCCTGTGATGATACATCACGAACGCTATGATCTTACTGGAGAGAATCTTGATGAAACATTCAAGGAACGGATCATGTTAGAAAACATGCCCGGCAATGATCCTAGAGACTTCAATCATATTTCCTGGCGTAAACGCAGAATTGAAGAAACTGAAAAAATTGCCGACTATCTTGACAGCATAGGCCGCGATACCACATGGTTTAGAGATTCCATGACAGGTAAAAATCCAGACGTTTGGGCCAGAATGGTCCTGCAAGATCCACACAAACGACTAAGACAATGGAAGGACCAAGCCCTTTGAGCAATGAACTATTAGACAAGATTGTACAGTACTGGGATCGCCAGCCCTGTAATATCAACCACAGCGCCAGCGAAGTTGGCACAGAACAGTTCTTTAATGAGAACAGCGAAAAACGCTACTTTGTTGAACCACACCTCAAAGACCTAGCACAGTTTCATTTGTATGCCGGCAAACGTGTGCTGGAGATCGGATGCGGCATTGGTGCTGATGCTGCTGAGTTTGCCAAACATGGCGCCGAATATGTTGGGATCGACCTCAGTGGCGAGAGCATTGCATTGGCCCGCAAGCGTTTCGAAGTGTTGGGCCTCGAAGGCACATTTGTTCAAGGCAGCGGCGACGATGATTGGTCACACCTGGGCAAATTTGATTTGGTTTACAGTTGTGGTGTGTTGCATCACTATCCTGACATTGACCGTGTTATTGAAAACATACACAGTCTAACAGTAGACGGCGGCGAATTCAAAATGTTGGTGTATGCTCGCAACAGCTGGAAGTATGCCATGATCCAAAAAGGTCTGGACCAATACGAAGCACAAGCTGGTTGTCCTTATGCCAAAGCCTACACAAAAGAAGAAATCTATCAGTTGCTAGAGGGCAAATTCCATATCGGACGCATTAGACAAGCGCATTGTTTCATGTATAATGTACCTAAGTACAAGCAAGGTATCTATGAACTGGAGCCTTGGTTCGCAGCAATGAGCGAAGAAATGCGTCAAGCAGTTCGCGAATACTTGGGATGGCATCTACTAGTTAAAGCAACAAAGATATGAAATTAAGCAAGAAGAAAGAAGATATTATATTCATCGATCCAAAAACCATGCAACCACGTTGCAGTTTTAATCAATGTGTAAAAAAATTTACCATTGAAGATTTTGATGTAAAAATACTAGATAGTGGCAAAGAATTTGTGAGCGCTTTCCATGCATGTAACGAGTGCGGCCAAAGGGTAAAAGCCAAGGGTGACGGGACAAAAGGTTATCAAGAGTGGCGCCGCAGAAAACTCCAACTTGAAGAATTAGAATCGGAAGAAACTGTTAAATGAAACTTAAAGTCAGTGAACTATTTTATTCCGCGCAAGGCGAAGGTCGCTTTGTTGGCGTTCCTAGTGTGTTCCTCCGCACCTTTGGGTGTAACTTTACCTGCTCTGGCTTCGGCTGCGCTCCGGGCGTACAGTCTACTGAAGCGGATGAAGTGGCAAAGCAGGTACACCTGTATAAAGACTTTCTTAGCTTACCACTCGTTAACACTGGATGCGATAGCTATGCATCATGGCACCCAGAGTTCAAGCACCTGAGTCCAACTGTTGAAACCAAAGACCTAGTGGATCAAATGCTTGAGTTGACTCCCAATCACAAATGGGTACAAGACAATGGCAACGATGTGCATTTGGTTATCACTGGTGGCGAACCGTTGTTGGGCTGGCAACGTGCTTATCAAGAACTGCTAGATCATCCCGGCATGGCAGACTTAAAAAATATCACGTTTGAAACAAACGGCACACAAACTCTGCAATCCAAGTTCATTGACTACTTGCTCAACTGGGGCGATCGCCCAGGCAATGAAATTACATTCTCAGTTAGTGCTAAATTGAGTGCAAGCGGTGAGAAGTGGGAAGAAGCAATTCGTCCAGAAATTGTGCGTATGTATCAAGACTATGGCACAACATACTTGAAGTTTGTTGTTGAAACAGAAGAACACTTTGCCGAAGTTGAAAAGGCTGTTAAAGAGTTTAGAGCAGGCGGCTTTACAGGTGTTGTATATGTTATGCCACAAGGTGGCGTTGTTACTCCTTATGCTGCCAATCGTGTAAAGGTTGCAGACTGGGCATGTAGCAAGGGTTATTACTACAGTCCACGTCTACACGTTGACTTGTGGGGCAATGGCTGGGGGAAATAAGTGTCCGAAACAAAAAAACGCACAGTAGTAAGGATGCTGACTTATAGATTGACAGCATGGCTGTTTACAATCTTTTGGACTTACTTGTTTACAGGCAATATCGCCAATGCTACTGGTTTTGCTACTGCATTGCATATCGCATTGAGCGTTGATTACTATATACACGAACGTATCTGGTTAAAAATTAAATGGGGCAGGACTGATGTTTGATTGGCTTAAAAAATCGCGCAAGAAAAAACGCACATCAACTGATGATGCAGTAGACTTGATCAAAGGTGTAGCGGAAAAGGTCACTGTAGCAAAGGTTACTGAGCCACCGTCCAAAACTGAAAAGCAAATTGCCAACGAAAAGGGCGAACCCTATGTGGCTGTGCTCAGTATGGATGTGGATCCCAACAATCTACACCAAGGTGCATTTGAACTAGACTGGAATGAGATTTTTGTGGCTCGCTTGGTCAAGGCCGGTTACATGATGAAGCCCACAGACAGTGATGGCGAAATAGTAGACCGGTGGTTCCAAAATGTGTGCCGACATGTTGTGATGGAAACATGGGAACAAGAACAAGCAATTAAAAACTCTGGCATGTATGTGCAGAAGCGTGACCTTGGAGATGGAAGAAGCGAGATAGGATAATGGAACCAATCAAGCCGCCCAAAACTATCAAAGTATATCAGTTGATGCGACAGACTGGTATGAGTTTTAGTACTGCCGCTACCATAAGCCCGACCAATTTAGGTAGTGGAATATTTCCCACACTACAAGAAGCCGAACACAATCGCACAATAGAATTGCTCAAAGATACAACATCAGGAATCAACAAGCCCAAGTGGCATGTATTTGAACTAGAGTTTCCCAACCCAGCATACGAAGAATGATATTTAATCACATTAAACAACTCAAATCAGAAGGCAAACGAATTGGCATCACTTTCTCGACCTTTGACATGCTCCACGCGGGCCACATTGCTATGCTCTCGGAAGCCAAGAATCACTGTGACTACCTCATCGCCGGGTTGCAAACAGATCCAACTATCGATAGACCTGAAACTAAAAATCGCCCTATACAATCTGTTGTTGAGCGACAAATACAGTTGGCCGCATGCCGTTACGTTGATGAAGTCGTTGTGTACCAAACCGAACAGGATCTCTGTGACCTTCTATTGATCCTGCCCTTGGATGTTCGGGTGCTGGGCGTAGAATATCAAGGTACAGAATTTTCTGGACAAGAAGAATGTTACGATCGTGGCATTGAGATTGTGTTCAACGGTCGAGATCACTCGTTCTCAAGTTCAAGCCTTCGCAAGCGTGTGGTAGCTGCAGAAACAGAAAAAGTATTACTACAGCGATGATCACAGTAGAATTCGACTGCGACTTTCGAAAAGTAGCTGAACTATGCCAACGTCATATCGGGCCACGCAAGTTCTATCTGCATAATAGAATCGGCGGCGACGATTGGGAGGTTATTCCAGACTACCAGTTCTTTGGTAGTGGCCATGGAGTTTGCACACGAGCAAAAATTAAAGATCCCAAGATGGCAACATTTTTAAAATTAAAATTAAGATGATATTATATGTTAATGGTTGCAGCCACACCGCGGCTGCTGAAGCAGTTATCCCTGCGGTAATGGCAGTAGATGATGGACGTTACGGCATTGACCGTAGACCACATCCAATCAACTTAGAAGCCAGTTGGGGTAAACACCTGAGCCGAATGCTCAACACTGAATTTTACTGCGATGCTGAAACTGCATCTAGCAATGATCGTATACTGCGTACCACCACAGATTGGATGCAAAAAAACTACGATCGATTGTATGACACTGTGATGGTAATCCAATGGACCACTTGGGAACGAGAAGAATGGGTGCATGAAGGCCGATACTATCAAGTAAACGCTAGTGGAGTAGACATGGTGCCTCCAGAGCTTGAGTCTCGGTATCGCCAGTATATTTTGGATGTAGATTGGCCTCAAAAAACAGATGAATGGCACAACAAAATATGGCACCTGCATCGCCGGTTAAAAGAGCTCAATGTGCGGCATCTTTTTTACAGCGGCAACAGCACATTCAGTGATTTGCCAAATCAGAGAGATTGGCAAAATCATTATATCCAACCCTACTCGAGAGAGCACAGTTGGAATGCCATACTAAAAAACAACAGATTCGAGCATGTGAATCCCAAAAGTTATCATTTTGGGGCCGATGGCCATAGCTTTTGGTCCAAATATGTGTTACAATACATGAAACAACACAAACTTCTGGACCGCTTTGATGAAATATCTACTGATTGATACTGCCAACATGTTTTTCCGTGCCCGCCACTCAGCACACAGGGCCAGCGATACATGGACTAAATTGGGCTTTGCGCTACACTTGACCATGATGAGCGCCAACAAGGTAGCCCGACGTTTTGGTGTGGATCATGTGGTTTTCGCACTGGAAGGTCGTAGCTGGCGCAAGGACTACTACAAACCCTACAAAGCCAATCGTGCTGTTGCCCGCGGTGCCATGAGTGAAACTGAAGCAGAAGAGGACAAGCTGTTCTGGGAGACCTATGATGAGCTGACTAAATACTTGTCCGAGAAAACAAATTGTAGTGTGATACGTTGCGCAACAGCAGAAGCGGACGACGTCATTGCCCGCTGGATTGCACTACACCCCCAAGATGAACATATTATTGTCAGCAGTGATTCAGACTTCGTTCAGTTGGTTGCGCCCAATTGTCAATTATACAACGGTATAAACGATCACCTGTTCAGTGTTGATGGCGTAACAGATGCCAAAGGCAACCAATTGAGTTTTTCGATCGAAAGCAATTCCAAGATCAAAGTAGGCAAAGCCGACAAGAGCTTTGTGACGCCGACTGACTATCAGAAGTGGGTGTTGTTCTTGAAGTGCATGCGCGGTGATCCTGGTGACAATGTGTT